AATATAAATTCACCAATTTTTCTATATTCCTGCTGTTTAATAAATGATGTTATTTGTTTTTGTACTACATCACCGTCATATAATAATTGTTTGTTAATTATTCTTTCATTCCATAATTCAATACGCTTAATAACAGCAAATAAAGACTCTTCTTCAATACGATTATTTGGTGTTTTATATTTATTAATTGCTTGATTTATGCTTTGATTTTGAAGATTTGGAACTTTTTCGTTTTCTTTAAAATATTCAAGGATTATAATAAAAAGTCTTTTAAGATTGGGGTCATCAAAATATTCAATAGCTAAATTCGGTATTGTCTTTTCTGCAAATTCTGGTTCAACTAATAATTGCCACATCAGGCGTTGTTGAAATTCAGGACCGAGATATGCAGTAAAAGTATTTTCAGGTGTTTCTGTCATTTTAAAATATATGTATAAAAAAAGTTATTATAAAATTGTTTATAATAACTTTAGTATTATTTATAAATAATTTCTATTTAATTTTTTCTTATTCTCTTTAACATTTCATTTCTTTTCGCAGTAGAGAATTCTCTGATTTGATTAATTGACAATCCTTTGATGTTAATCAAATCATAGTCATCCCACATATTTTTAATGTCATTTCTTTTTATTTGATAAAATATCGTATCGGCAATTTCAACAACAACATCTGTTAAATCAACCGACCATCTGGCAACAGGATTAAAACCATCTACATAAAATAATCTTTCAACAATTGGTTTATCATTAATATAAAAACCAATTTTACATTCAACACCACGAATAACTTTTTCTTCAATTTGTTGTACTATTGGTTGTGGATTATAACGCATATCTGTTCTATAATGCTGCGGATATGTGTTAATCATTTTTTGATGATACTGAAACAAATCCAAATCCGCATTAATTTCTGTTTCATAATTTCTTTTAGAAAGAATTTTTTGTAATCTGATAATTGCTTTTGGAAGAATATCCCTGATATCAATTGAATATCTTGTAAATGGATTAAATTGATCTGCATCAAAAACTTTCTCAACTAATAAAATGTTTTCCTGATACAATGAAAATTTAAACACGTTGCTATATTCCTTTTCACTCATTTTATTGTAATTTAAATTATTAATAACTATGACAAATATAAAGAGAATCTCTCAAAAATGAAAGATTTTTTTATAAACTATTCTTATTATTTTTCTGAAATTCTGTGAGTAATTGCTTTTCGTTCATTATAACAGTATAAAACGGTTCTACATATTGAACAAATGTACTTCCATATACAGTTAAAAATTCATCTTTAATCATCATATCATATAAATTTTTACTTCCTCTCTTTTCTGGAGATAATGGCAATTCTAATTCCCTTAATTCTTCAACTGCCTGTTCATTAAGCAATGGTTCTCTTAAATTAATTAATTGATAATTGGTTTTTAATCTATTAATATTTTGTAATAAATTATTAAGAACCTTAAATGGTTTTTTCTTTTCGGCAATTCGTTGTTTATTTATTTCATTTGCTTTTTTACATATTTCCCTAACCGTTAAATGTTTATATTTTAATTCGGGAAAATGTTTTAATAATGTTTTATCTTTTATACCATCAATTCCTTTAATATTATCTGAAACATCACCAGCAATAATTTTCATAACCAATGCATTTGAATAATGATGATTAAAATACATTAAATAATTTGTTTTATTTACTGGTTGGTCAATATTAGGAAATAATATTATCATATTTAAATCCAATAATTGTGCAAAATCTCTATCGTTTGAATATATGAAAAGTTCCTCCTTATTATTATATTTCAAACAATATGCTGCAATTAAATCATCTGCTTCAACATCATCTACTTCAATCTGTCTTAAAAATAATTCTTCGGCATATTCTCGTATTCTCACTCTTTGTTTTAAAATAGATTCTTCCTTTTCCTTTTCCCTGCGAATTTCAGCAGCCGTTAATTCAATTCTTCCATACCATTTTTTATTTTTACGATTAGCTTTATATTCTTTATCAATATGATAACGTTGAACACCGCCTCCCTCACCGTCCCAGACTAATATTACCTTGTTTACCATATGTTCTTTAATTAATTTACGAACTGTTGTCATGAAAGCATACAAACCACCAATATATCCATACTTATTAGTATATGCGTCTTTTGCTCCATGAAATGAACGTTGCAAAAGATTAGAAGAATCTACTAATAAAGTTCTGATTTTCATTATTCCCGAATATCTTCATTTCTTTCAATCAAATCATCTGCATATGAAACATTACCATTTGCATCAACACTTCTGGTTTTTGTTTCAATATCTTCTGCATTCACATCTTCACCAAAAAGATTACGAAAATACAGAATATTTTTCTTTTTATATGCATCAAGTTCATCTGGAGATACAAATCCATGTGGCGTTGATATAATTGTACCTTCCATTGAAATGCCACCAAGTGGTCCGTCAATATGATTCTTAGCAATATTAACTTTTGCTTCAATACCATAAGCAACTTCACGTTTTTTACTTGTTGCCGTAACTCTTTTAGTTCCATGAGTTAAAATACCACCAAAATTATAAATAAGTCTTGACCCAAAATAAAATGTTTCTCCACCTTTATGTTTTATAACTTTATTCATTGAATCATACCATATTTTTTGTACTGCAATTATTGTATTGGTATAAGGTTTTGTGATTTTTCTACTACTTGGAATTATATTGTTAAGCATTGACATAAATGATTTCTCATATGTACCAGCATTCCACATATTATTATCACTGTCATTTTTTTCCAATGCGTTAATTGTTTTAATACAATTTAATGTGCCAATTGAATCTATTGCAAATACTAATTCATATGGTAAATTACCTGCATTTTGTTCAGCCAAAAAGAAATAAATACATTTTGCAAGGTCTTCAATTGCTGCTTCATTTCTATCTTTATCTTGTATTTTTCCAAACTTTTCGAGCAAATATTCATTATCAATTAAAATGTGATTAGCATTCCAATCAAACCCCATTAATTCCAATCTATCTTTACCTAAATTATTTTCAATATCAATTATGACTGGTAAAAGACCCATTTTTTGTGCATTTACAATACCTTCACACAAAGCAGTTGATTTACCAGTATTAGTATATCCACGACAGAGATTAACATATCCCTTGGCAAATCCGGGCAAGCCAGTTGCTTTTTCCAATGCATCATCACACTTAATCCATTGTAATGGTTTATCTGGAACATCTTCACCACCAATTTTTCTTTTATAATTATCTAATGAAAATTCTTTTTTTGGTATCGGTTTTCTTACTTTATCGTTTAAAGGAACTTCATTTTCTTTTGCCATAATATATTAAATTTATTAAAATACTATAAAGGGGGAATTTTCACTCCCCCTTTTTTATTTTATGATTTTTAAAATAACTAATTGATTATTAATTACATCAGAATGGTAAATCATCATACTCATTTGATGATGGTGCATCTTGAGTTTCATTAGCATCTACTGGTGCTGTTTCATTTGAATCTTCATTTAATGCTTCCTGACCAAGATTCATTGCATCTTCCTTATATGTACCAACATTTTCTTTAGTAATATTAGTAATATTTACACTTGGATATTCTTCATCTGTTAAATCAGAAGCCTGTTCAAATTCTTCTTCACCATCAGCATCAAGATTACGGGTACGAGTATTTGCAAGTTCTTCCAAATCAGGACGACCCGGAAACACCCAATGTTTATTATTTGAATCCGTATCATCCCAATAAGGATTAGTACCTGCTGCCACTGTTTGAAGAAATTCAAAAGATGTCATGTTTGGTGCTTTCATTGGAAGGAATACGTCTCTCCATGTGATGTTATCGTTCAACCAGAAGTTTACAAGGTCCTGATCATTGTGTAATGAAGAAGGCTGACCAAAAATAACTGCGGATAAGGTCTTATAAACATGACCATTCCATTCGCTATCTGCCATTGTGAGACTTAAATCAGTACCTCTTTGTACATCTGCAAAGTCTGCCTGATACGCATTTACATACGCATTCAAAACAGGTAAAAGTTTTTCAAGAGTGCCCTGATTTCTGAAATTGTGTTTAAATCTCCAGAATTTAACACCGTCTTTTACCTTACCTTTATCAATTCCACGAACAATGTAGAATTTCTTTGCATCCCATTTGTTGGCTTCTGCAAAAATTTCTTTGTTCTTTTCATTGATTTTTTTCTGTGCTTCGG